GGTCACCTCACCGAACGGACCCGACAACGCGTCGACCAGCACGGCGGCGACGTCTTCGACGTGGACGAGGTCGATGAGTTGCAACCCGTCGCCCCACACTTCGAGCGGCATCCCCGTCAACGCCCGACACACGAACGACGGGACGATCTTGCGGACCTTGGCGTTGCCGTGCGGCGGCGGGACCTTCTGCCCGGGCCCGTAGGCGTGGAACGCCCGGACGACGGCGATCTTGTCGCCACGCCACCGGGCCCGAGCCAAGCCGAGGTCTTCGGCGGCGGCCTTCGTGATGGCGTACGGGTTCGGCTGCCCCTTGTGGCCGGTGCCGATCTGCACCACCGGAACGTCCAGCCGGGCGGCGACGTCGTAGACGTTGACGGCGCCTTCGATGTTCACGCGCACCGCTCGAGCCTCGGCGCCGATCATCTCCTCGGTGCCGAGCTGGCCGGCGAGGTTGACGATCCCGTCGCACGGCTCCGCCGCGGACGCGAGCGCCTTGAAGTCGGTGATGTTGTGGTGTCCGTCGAACAGGACGACCGTGTGGCCGCGTTGCTTGAGCTCGGCGGCGACGAACTTGCCGATGAATCCGGCTCCGCCGGTTACCAACACCCTCACGACACAACCTCGTCGCTCTGCACGACCGCAACCGTCATGCCACCGACGACAAGGACCCGCCCGGGATCCAGGAACCCTTCGATGCTCCGCTTGATCTCGGTAGCCGTCTCGTTTGTCGCGCCGACCGGCAACACCAACACGAGCTTGTCGTGCGGTCCGACAACCAGAGCCTGGACGTCTTCCATCTTCATGCGTTCTCCCACGGGCTAGAGAACGCCTGTGCCCCCGTCCGGCCCGTGAAGCGGCAGAGGGCACAGGCGAACTACAGGACTACTTGTCGGCGGCCTTCTTCTTCGGGGCCGGCTCGACGATCGACAGCGCCTCGAAGAACTCGGGGATCACCTGCGGATCCCCTTCGGCGAGCATCGTCCCTGCCGGCACGAATCTGTCACCCTGCCAATGGGCGACGGTGCAGCGCATCATGGTTGCCATTTCACGACTCCTTCGTAGGCGTCCCGCCAGAGCTTCCAGCCGGTCTGGATCGTCCACTGTCGGGCGATCTCCCGACCCTTCGCACCCATCTCGACCCGCATCGCCTCGTCGTTCACCAGGTCGTTGAGACGGGCCCGCCACTCGGCTTCGGTGCGGACCAGGAACCCGGTCACACCGTCGACGACCATGTCGCGGTAGGCGGGCCGGTCGGAGGCGATGACCGGGATGCCGAGCGCCATGTATTCGAGCGCCTTGATCCACGACTTCGACCGGTTGAACACCGTGTCCGCCAACGGCGCCAACCCGATGTCGAAATCGATCGCCTTGAAGTACGACCAGGTGTCCTCACGCCACGGCGTGAACCGGCATGTCATCTTCAACAGCGGCGAGTAGTCGGTGCCGCAGAAATGGAAGTCGACCGTCGGGTGGGTCTCCAAGAGTTCGCGGACCGGTTCGGCGGCTTCCATCCAGTCGATGAGATGCGACATGCCGCCCGCCCAGCCGACCGTCAACCGTTCCCGGCGGGGCCGTTCGAGAAACAGCATGTCGCCGTCGACGTGGTTGGGGATGACGACGACGTTCGGGTTCAGCGGCCGCATCTGCTCCGCCAACGCCTCCGTCGACACGGTCACCAGATCGGAGACCGACACGTTGTGGCAGAAGGTGCGGCGGATGTCCTCGTCGTGCCACAGCGCCAACCCGGACGAGTTGTCGGGGTGGAGCACGTCGTCGTCGTTCTCGTAGACGAGTTTCGTTTTCGTCTTCCACCCATCCCACAGCGCTTGACCTTCCGGACCGATGAAACGTTGCCCGACGATCATGTCCAAGTCGGCGGCCTGATCCAGGTCGGGCGTGAACCGGGTGCCCGGTTGCGGCAGGGCGATGCGATGGTCGGTGCCTCGGGCAAGATGCTTGAACGGGAGATAGAACCGGTAGTAGCCGGATCCGTCTGCCTGGTGGGGGTAGCCGAAGATGGTGAGCGGTTGCACGGGCGCGGGCCTTTCACGGGTCGAACATTCAAGGGGACTCCGCCGCGGTATCCCCCGGACCAGGGACACCGCGGCAGAGAGGTTGAAGACCGGACAGTCAGCCGGTCACTTGATAAGCAGCGCCTGCATCGCCGTCGCAACGGCGACCTTGGAGCTGACCCGCCAGAACGCGAACCAGCCGGCCTCACCGGTCGGCAGGTTCCCAGTCGCGGCGGCCATCACCATCGGGTTGTAGAGGACGGACATGCCGACCCGGTCGACGATGACGAACTGCTCGAAGTCGCCGAACAGCAGCACCTTCGAACCGGTCGCCGTCGCCGACGACATCGAGCTCGACTCGTGGATCGGCTCCCCGAGGAGTTGCTCCGGGGTGCCCTGCCCGAGGTTCGCCCAGAACGAGGAACCGCCGGACGTGTCGAACTGGCGTGTCTTGTTGATGTAGTAGAGGTTCGCCAGCCACGCGGCCCGCTGCGAGTTGCGGAACCGGGGACCGAGGCGTCCCTGAAGCGTGTAGACGTCCGCCACCGCATACGCGGTGGTCGCCGCCGTCTCACCGGTGGTCGCACCGGTGATCGCACCCTGCGGGTAGACGCCGGTGCCGGCACCCGTCGCGAACGCGCCTTCCTCGAGGCGGTCTTTGGCGTCGGCGAACAGCCTGGGGAGTTGCGACCCGAGATCCGAATCTTCGAGCGATTCGTATGAGCCGAACACCCACGCCCGTGCCCGCTGCGGAGTGATCTGCAGCTGCGACACGGACGGCGACGCATCCGTCGCCGCGCCAGCCTCAGAACCGAACGCAGCGTTGACACCGGCCGACGTGACGCCGTTCCACGTGTTCGACGTCGTCTGCTCCACACGGGAGATACGCCGGTACGGGTTCGACGAACCATCGTTGGACAAGATCACTGTCGGGTCGAGCACGAACGGCAGCATGTATCCGAGCGAGCCGGTGCCGACGGTCGTGGCGCGCAGTGCCATCCCCTCCGGATCCCGGACGTACGAACGGAAGTTCTCGTAGTAGTCCTGGGTGCCGGTCATCAGGATGTGCCGGGCGATACCAGCGTCACGAGACGCTGCCCGTGTCGCCTGCTCGGCGTGATCGTCGGGGAAGTCGACCCACTGGGTGCGGGACACCCACTCGATCGCGTCGTGGGCACGTTCCCGCACCTCCGACGAACGCATCGTCCGGGTGCGAACAGCTTCCATCTCGTCGAACGGGTCACGCTTGTTGCGGTACACCTGCGTCGGAGCGGAGCGGCGGGCGTCGTCACCGGCTTCGGTGGTGGCGGGCTCGTCCTTGGCGGCCGTGTGGATCAGGTTCAGCTTCTCGGCACGCGCCGCCAGCGGAACACGACGCGCCTCGAGCGAGTCGTACTCCGCGACGAGCGTGTCGACGTAGTCGCCGTCGGACTCCTCGACGGCTGCCGGGTTCTCCTCGATCTTCTGCAGCTCGGACCGGATGGCCTCCTGCCGATCGAGAATCTCCTTCAGGTTCACTGGGATTCTCCTTCTGCCCGGATCAGGCCCGGACGGACTCGGCGAATCGCGGCGATGCGCTGATGCAGCGACCGCGACGATTCGGCTTCCTCATCCCGGCTCGAGTGCTCACCGTCTTCGGTGGGCGGCTCGTCGGTGACGGCTCCCGCATCTTCGGGAGTGTCGCTGTCCGGCGGCTCCCCATCGGCGTCGCCTTCGTCGGCGTCGCCTTCGTCGGAAGTGCGGGACAGATCGGCGGGCCACCCGACGGTGGCCCACATCGAGCGCACACCGACAACCGCGGTGTCGACGTACGCAGGGAACGGGGTCGGCCCGTACTCCTTGAGACCGAGCTCAAGACGGTGGACCGTAGAAAGGGCGCCGGTCGCCGAACGGCGGTAGCCGCCACGGGGCGGCAGCGACGGGTTCGACTTGATGATCCTGCCGGTGAAGCTGTGCCCGGTGATGTCGCCAGAGCGGATCGCTTCGAGGATCTCCTCGGCGAGCGACGTCTCGTTGTAGCGGGTGACCGTCACCAGTCCCACCGATTCGGCGCGGATGTCGACCGGGGAGCCGAGCGGCACCGAGAACCGGTCCGACGGTGTCCCGTAGAGGGTCATGCCGTGGTTGTAGAACACGCCGGTGCGCCACACGTTGCGAGACCCTTGCGGGCGGGCCTCCTGCAACGCCTTGTCGAACGCGGTGCGCCCGATCGTCTCTAGGTAGTGGCCCTGGTTGTCCTGGATCTCCGCTTCCCGATCCCAGACGGCGACGACCGCTTCGACGGTGCGGCCGTCCGCGTACTCGACCCCTTGGGCGCGGGACAGGATGCGGATGTCCTCGAGCGGGTAGGAGCGGAGGAACATCTGCGGGTACGGGGCCGCGACGGTGCGGGTTTCGTCGTCGGCGACGTCGATCCCGAACTTCTTCGCGGCGGCCTTGATCTTCGGCATGGCCTTGTCTCCATACGGTGATTGAGGGGCACGGGCCAACGCGTTGCGGGTATGGGCGGCGTCGTGGATCGGGAAGTGACGCAGAGAACGGGGGACGGTCCGGCCGGACTCGTCCTTCTCACCGCCCGGTTCGATGTAGGCGAACTGGTCATCCCTGAGATCGTTGATGGCTGCGGACGACATCTGAGCCATGTCACCCTCCGTTCGAAGACGCCACCTCAGGCAACGCCTTAGGAGCCGCCATCAACGCGCCGGGCGGCTGCAACTGCACCGACACCAACCCGGTCGGCTTCAACAAGGTCACGTCCTGAGACGCCACCGCCGCGATCGACGACTCCGGTGTGAACCCCTCCCGCACATACTTCGTGATCGTCTCCGCCTTCACCTGTTCGATCTTCGCCGCCGCGTCGGCGTCCTCCCGCAGAAACGGGATGTTCGGCTCGTCGTACCAAAGCTCCGACCCCGACGGCACATCCAAGATCGCCGCCAACGACCCACACACGTTCCGCCACAACGGCCGGAAAGTTGTATCTGCAACAGACCGGCGAGCCGCCGCATAGTTCCCGGCGTTCAGGCTCGAACCCTGCATCCCCTCCGACGACGGCACCAACACCGGATGCAACCCGGCCGCGGCGATGATCCTCGTCTCGCCCTTGCCTTGAGTCGCCGAGAAGTCGAGCTGCTGCAGATCCTTGCCGACCACCATCGGCGTCGCCCCACCGCCGAGGTACAGCGTCTTGTAGGCGTTGCGCCACCCCTTGTGCGAGTCGTCCATCTTGGAGACGAACTCCTTGAACGCCTCCTGAGACACCGACGAATCGAACGACACCACAAGCTGTGGGGTCGCCCCGTTCTCAAAGAACGACAGCTTGTGCATCACCGTCGCCTGATCCGCCTGAATCTCGCGGATCGCCGCCGACAACCACGACATGCCACGGAACCGGGCCAACGGATCAGGGATCGGCGCCCAATGCGCCACCTCATCAACCGTGAACGCCTCCGGCTCCGTCCGGTTGTCCTTCGGGTCGTAGATGAACCCGATGATCTCCGCGTCGAACTGCGCCGGCGACTCCAACGGCCGCCCCGACGAATCGCCCATCACGATCGTCACCCAATCCGGGCGCAACATCCGCAACCGCTCCGGCTGCGCAGCTGTACGGGCAACGAACGCGTTGCCGCCCAAATCGGCGTCAACCACCATCCGCGCCAACAGATCGCCGGTCGTGCCCCGCGGCCACGGCTTCTCCAAGATGTCGAGCTCGACCGTCGAGAACACCGGACCCGGCCGCCCCGAGTTGAACCCCCGCCACAGAAACCGGGCCTCCGAGAAGATCGACATGCGCTTCAACTCGCAAGCGAACACGACACTGTTCGACCGGAACGGGCCGTCCACCAACTGAGAGAACCCGGCCGGCGGCGGCTCCCGATCCGCGTACGCACCCGACGACGACGCCACCCCGAAGTAGTGCTGCCCCCCGTAGCTGAACGACTCGAACCCCTGCGTCGGATACGGCCACACAAACGCTCGTCGCGCCATCGGCGACCTAGCCAGGAGACTCCGAATCATCTGCCGTCTCCTCGCCAGGGTCGAGCAACAGGCCGACCGCCACCGCAACCACACCGCCGACCATGAACGCCAACGGCTCCCACGCCAACCACAGACCGAACAGGAACGCCACCACCCCGACGACCTCGAGCACGGCGACCAACAGTCGGGTCACGAGTACGCCACCCACGGAGCCGTCACCAACTCCGGCTCCGCCACCGACCGGTGCAACATGCACAACGCCACCGCCGCGTCAATCTTCGCCGACGACTTCATCTTCGACAACGTGAACCCACGATCCGAGTAGCGAGGTTGCGCGTTCAAGATGTGCTGACGGAACACGTCATCGCCATCGTGAGAGAGCTCACCCCGATGGATCGCCTCATGGCAGCCCATCACCGCCGGCGTCATCCGAGGCAACACCTGGTCGAACACGACCATCGGCAAACCCTCATCCGCCAACATCCCAGCCGGCAGATCGAAGAACGTCGGGTCATATGAGACACGCCGCAGATCGAAGTCGCGGCGCAGGCGACGCAGCTCCTCCATCACCTCAGACGGATCCACCGTCTGCCCCTCCACCGGATACCAGATCCGAGCCTTCACATGCAGCCGACCGTCGTCCCGGTACTGGCCGGACACAACCGCCGAACAGTCCGACCGTTGCGACATGTCGACCGCCGCCCACGTCGCCGCACCGGCCACGAACTCGAACGGGTCCGCCAACCGCTCCCACAGCTCCGACCCGCCGTCACCCAACCATCCGCCCGCCGCCGCCGTCGGCCACTGCGCCAACCGGAAACAGCGGAACGCCTGCTCCGGCGAAATCGCCAACGACATCCGCACCGCGTCGATCGCCAGAATCGGCGGGTCCGTCACCAGACCCGGATTCGCCGACGGCCACACAGACTCGTCACGGTGATCGCACCCATCCGGCGCGACGTGCTCCAGAAACGTGAAACCGGGGATCACCTGACCCGACTTCCACGACCGCTCCACGTTCCGCATCGCGTTGTCCGGCTCAAACGACGGAGTACCGAGCCCGACACACTTCGACTCCGGCCGCTTCCCCGCCGCCAACAGCAGAGCATCCCACGTCTCCTGAACAGCGAACGCCGCCTCATCAAGCACCGCCACCGACGGATCGAGACCCTGCAACCCGTCCGGCTTGTCGGCCATCGGGTACACGACCGAGTTGTTCGCCGGCACCACCAACCGGGCGGCACCGAACGCCGTGTACGGCAACGTCAACGCCGAAAGCTGCGGCGCCAACCGGATGAAGTCATTCACCGCGCCGTACGTCGTCTTGATCGCCTGCATCACCTTCGTCGCCACCACCGGGACGTCAGCGTCCTCCTCGAGGAACAAATGCGCCGTGATGAACGCGCCGAGCGTCGTCGTCTTCGCGTTCCCGCGGCCGATCTTCTCCATCGCCGCCCGAATCGACGGGTCCAACCAAACCTCGAACATCTCCCGCTGGTACTCGTGGAGCCGCATCGGCTTCTTCGCGTTGTGCCCCTTCGGGACAATCAACTGCGACTCGACGAACCGGATGTAACGGGCGACCCGGCTACCACGCCATGCCTTCCACGGCTGCTCCGAACTCGTCGTCGTCTTCGCACGGTTGCGTTGCGTCGCCACGGGCATGACGCCACCGCCCATCTAGCGGAAAGTTGGC